TATGCAACAAAATAAACATTTAGCAAAAGCAATAAGTGAAGTTTCATGGTCAGAATTTAGAAAGATGTTAGAATACAAAGCTAACTGGTATGGTAGAGAAATAATAATAGCACCACAAAACTATGCATCAAGTCAAATATGTAGTGAATGTGGATATAAAAATGTAGAAGTAAAGAATTTAGCATTAAGAGAATGGAAGTGCCCAAACTGTGGTACTATCCATGATAGAGATATAAATGCATCAAAGAACTTACTAAAATTAGCCATGTAGGTGGTAAAACTGGGGAAGGAACAGCCCTTTGAGCGTGGGTAATCTGGTAACAGAAGTTACCTTGACCACGAAGCCCCCACCTCTATAGGTGGGGGTAGTTCACTAAAGGCACTTCTGGGAGGAAACTTCTATTCCTCCTAAACATAAAGCACAGGGGGGTTCTCTGTGCTTTTCTAGTATTTTAAGAAAGTTTTTTCAAGGTCATCTATAATATTTAGTATAAATGTCTTCGCCATACTATCTGGTAGTTTAATTATTACAGCATTTTTTAGTCTGCACCACATTTCTTGATACGCAATAGCAATCTCCTCATAATTTTCATTATTACAATCTTCCATACTACAATCATTAACTGGTTCAAAAACGTAATCTGGTTGTGCATTAAACACATTAACATTTACGTTTATAGGTTTTGCAGCGATTATATTACCAAATAACAGGGCGAGGAAGTTTGAATCAAAAGAAATAGAATCTTCATGAAAATTACTTTTATTATTCATAATAAATCCTCCAATAAGATTATCTATCAAGAATATACGAATTAATAATTAAATTAGTTAAATTGTATCCAATTGCGAAAAGTTGCGATTTGTCTAATCTAAAGATGAAGCTGTTAAAAAACATTTGAACAGCATTTTATATTGGGAGTGCATTTAATATGGATGAAAAGAAAGTCACTATAGTTAGTCCTACAAAGCAATCTAAAATTGTTAAATACAAATTAGAAGAAGACTGCGTAAATCTAAGAAAAGCAGGTTTTTCTTATCAGGAAATAGCTGAGGAACTTAACAACTCTGGTAAGGTTCCTGCGGATGATAAAATAGATAAATTCGTAGTTGCCAGATTTTTAGAGAAGATACCTGCTATCAATAAGCAATTAGTTCAAGAAGATAAAAGGCGATTGTTAGAAGTTGTTAATACAAACTTTGATATTTTTTATGAAATAAATAACTTATTTGCAAAGACTAAATCACTTCTTGAACTAATGGAGGAAGATGCCATATCTAAAGGCAGGTTAGTAGATCCTTACCGCTTTAAAGCAATATCTTCTGAAATGAGAGAAATGCTAAAGCAGATGACAGAAATTCAGAAAGAAATTAATGACTACAATAATGTTCGCAAATTTATGGAGATTGTTCTTCAAGTTCTGCAAGAAGAAGTCCCTGATAAAATACCTGTTATAGCAGAAAAGCTTCGTGTAGTTAAAGGTACACAGTGGTTTGCTGAAATGATAAATAAAGGGACTGAGAAAAAATGAGAGCAGATTTTATTTTGAAGAGGTGGGATGCTAGTGAGTATTGAAACCTCTAAAGTAGGTAGTTTGATAGATGATTTTATTAATCTTGCAGAAGGTAAAAAGAAACAAGAAGGTCTGTGGCGGGAGAAACCTGTTGACTTGTTGACTTTCTTTAAAGGTAAAGATTTTTTAAATGAAAATCCTTATCCAGGTAAGCAGACAGAACTACTTGAAAAAGTTAATGCGATATTATGGTACAAACTTACTGGCGATGAGAAAGTGTGTCCTGCCGATCTTAGACAAGTAACCGAAATGGTAGTTATGTTCGGTAAAGGTAGTGGTAAAGACTTTCTTATATCTGGTATTCTGACTTATGTGTGTTATCTCCTTTGTTGTATGAGGGACCCGCATGAGTATTTTGGTTTTGGTCAGGATGAACCTATTGACCTAATTAATGTAGCTATTAATGCTTATCAGGCCAATAATGTATTCTTCAAAAAACTGAAGGCCAGGTTAAGTTCTTGTAAGTGGTTTAAGAAAGTAAACTATAATCCTGCGGAAAATCCTGATGCCGCCCCGAATGAGTATCAAATAACTAAACAACAAATTAGATTTTATAAAAACATCGCTGCACACAGTGCCCACTCAGACGCAGATTCATTTGAAGGGTTTAACCCTCTTGTTGTAATTTTTGACGAGATAGGCGGGTTTGAATATAATAAAGCAGATGAATGTTATACTACGCTACGTTCATCTGCTGTTTCACGATTTAATAATAAAATGCTGCTAATTTTTATCTCTTTCCCACGTTCTGCAGATGACTACATGATGAAAAAGTATAAAGAAGCCACAGAGGGCAATGACCCACAAGTATTTGCAATGATAGGAAAGTCGTGGGAAGTAAATCCTAAAATTACCCGTGAATCACTTCAAAAAGACTATGATACCGACCCTGAAGGTAGTATGACTAAATATGAGTGTAAACCGCCCGCTTATATAGACGGATTCTTCAAATTCCCTGAGAAGATAGATGAAGTTGTAATGGTTGGAGTTCAATCACAATGTCCTGGACTAATAGTACAAGAAAAGATAACAACAAGGAGATTGAGTACTGGCGAAGAAAAGCACTTTGTTGGTCTGGAAATATTCAACCTCAACCTTAATCCAGATTACACATACTACCTTGGCGGGGACGGTGGTGTAACAACAGACAGTTACTGTATTTCACTGTTTCATGCAGAACCCGTGTTAGTAGAGGTAGTTGAAAACGGTCAGACAATTACTAAATACATTAATAAACCAGTAGAGGACTTACTTCTAGAGTGGAGGCCAAGTAAAAAAGACAGACTGCCTGTTGACCTTATAAACGTTGCAGATATATTAGAAATGATATGTAAGCAGGTATATGTCAAAAAAGCCTTGTTTGATAAATTTAACTCTGCGGAAGTAGTCCAGCGTCTAATGACATACGGGGTGGAAGCCGAAGATAAGAACTGGTCTAACCCATTCCAGTTGCAAATCTACCAAAACGGTAAGTCACTTATATATACAGGACAAGTAGCTCTTTTGGACTATCAGTCCAGATATGAGGGGGTACTAAACCCAAACAATGAGCTAAAAGATATCAAAATAATCAATGGTAATAAGATAGACCACGACAAGGATAAGTCTAAAGACTTTAGTGACGCTCGGATGGCAGCTATTTGGTTATGTTCTATGGACGAACCTGCTGTAACCGAACATTTTGCTATGCCAGAGATACTTGGTGCTAGAAGGAAAAGGTAAAACACAGGGTGCAAGCCTGTGTTTTTTATTGTACATCACCGAGAATACTCCACCTTCTAAGCGAAGTGTAAGGTGGAGAGGTTCAACTTAACCTCGCAAATATTTTACTTGCCGAGCTTCTCACGTCTTCCTGCAGAACAACTATACCAACCAACTTGTTTCCTTTGGTACTCTCTATCAATTTTATAAGTCCATTGTTATGAACAAATTTGCCTTCTGCCTGGTCATAGTCTCCTGAGAACACTATTACAGAATCCTTACCTACCCTGGTGCCTATGAGCTTGAGAGTTTTTAAATCCAAGTCCTCTGCCTCATCTACAATAATGAAACTGTTATTAAGAGTTATCCCTTTCATATTAAAAGGTATTTCTTTTTTAAGTTGATTTCTACTTATCATTTCTTCGGCAAGTACATCACCTTCGTCACCCAAATTCTCAATTACAGGTGCATAAAATTTCTTTACTTTCTCATCGAAACTTCCAGGGAGAAAACCTATTTCTTCGCCAGAGCCTATTGGATTTCGGACAAGGACCATCTTTTCATATTCGTTCTTTTCTACAACCGAGTAATAACCTACTTCAACACTCAATTTTGTTTTTCCAGAGCCTGCTTTGCCTGCTAGTATCTTAATAGGTATATCTTTATTCATAAGCAAATCCAAAGCGCATCTCTGGTGGGAATTTAATCCTTTTATGACGTGGGATGGCGGCAAACGAAGTTCGTGGAGTGTTCCGTTTCGGAACACCATTTCGGTCTCTTCCCCAGTGTCCGTTTCACGGACTATTAAATATTGGTTTTCAAGTAATTCCTTATCTTTGCCTTCTTCAAAAAAATTTAGAATAGTCTCATGGTCGCCTTCCAGAACCTTTACACCAGTATAAAGTTCTTCTTCATAACCTTGGACTGTAATATTGAGAGACCTTGCTTTCGCCCTAACTGATAAATCATTACTTACTAGAATTGTTTTGCATTTAACAGCACACATGATAATTTTATTATCAAGCTTGTTCTTGTCCCAACCCTCTGGCATATCAAAATTATCTTCTACAATATAGTCAATGTTCTTAGCCTCTGCGATCTTTCGTGCCGTTGCCCTGGCCTTGTGGCCTATCTCTTTATTCTTTTTCAAATTATCTATTTCTTCGAGAACAGCAGTAGGTAAACATACTATATCAAACTTATCAATCACGTCAGGGTAATCCAGCAAAACATTGGTGTCAATAGTGGCTTGTGTCATACAATCACCTTTCTCTTTATTTGCCGCACCCACCACGTTTTAATGAGTGCTTTCGTACTTAGTTTAGTACCGCCACCATCTTCTCTCACGTTTATGAAGATAGATTTTAATATAATATTATATTTATAATTTGTCAACCACCAATTCATTGTCTGCCATTTTAGGTAAGGAGAAACCTCGCCCCGTCCGCAACGACTTTTCGCAAAAATTTTCCCGTAGGTATTGTGAAGCTACCCTCGCCGATGCACGAAACCTTTTATTTTCAAGGCACTGGGGGGGTGGTATTTTTTACCAGTTGGCCTGGAAACATGATGCGAAACTGTGCCCTGGGACGGCAAAAAACGCTTGCAAAATTTTTGGGCATGTGCAAATGTGTAGATGCGCTGGGGCGGCGACTACACCGCTTCAGGCACAGAATTTTGAAAGGAGACGATATCAATGGCACGTAATCAGATCACCTTTAACCAGTATCAAACAGAAGGCTGCATGGCCGCTGGAGTGATTAGCTTTGAATTGCCCACCAGTATCATCGAAATTGGCGAGAGTATTGAGTACTCAATGAACGGGAAGCTTTTACCCTCATATGAGGGTAAAATCGTCTTTGAAGTCGTGTTGGGTGACGGGACCGTTACACAGATCAGTGGCTGTTTAGCCCTATGGTGGGACAAAAAACACGCAAAAGCGGCCGTGGCGGCCGCCGAGCAGGCTCGGAAAGAGGCCGAGCAGGCCCGTAAAGCCGCGGAAGTCCGCGCAAAGAGGGCCGAATTGCTTAAGGCCTTTAGCGCCGAGCAGATACAAGCGCTTGCTGCGCTGGGTATGCTGGAGGAAGGGGAATAATCCCCTTCCTTCTTTTTTTTTTTTTTTTTTTTAAATTTTTTTGCCTTTTTTGGGTTTTTTTTGGCCTTTTTTTTTTTTTTCTTTTTAATATAATTGAAAAATTTTTT